GTTGGTCTTAGCAAACTTATTACCTTCAATACTTGCGATGTCAGGAGATCTCGTTACGGTGCTGCCGGAGGTTGGGATGTAGGAGGTCGGGAAGGAACCGGCTTCGACTTGAAAACCCCAAATGTAACAATCAACATTTGCTACCTCAAAAGAATTTATAGTAGTTAATGGGCGGAAAGCGAAAGTAGTATCAGTTCCCGTGTCATCAGTTTTCGCATCACAAACAAATCTTGTCCATTTGTTTGCTGGAATAGTTTTAATCGTATCAACATGAGATGAACCATAATTTATACGAGCCCTAAAATTTGGTATTTCTACAGAGCTATAAACATAAAACGAAGCAGTAAGTGTTGACCCCGCTGGGACGGAGTTTACACCACTAGATATCTGGATATATGCGTCATCCCCTTGGACTCTTATCGCACTATTTGACCCATCAGGAGCCGTAAAAGCATCATAAGTAATAGTGGTATTTGATGAACCTTTATTAAAAGACGGACTTTGGTCCGAAATATAGTTAGTCCGCTCCTCTTCAATCAACAACCCCAAACTTTCACCAGTCACGGGGTCATGGTCAAATCGGGGCGCTCCTGATGCAGTGCCTTGGGTAGCTACGTAGTCACTGGGAGTTGTTACTCCTTCTTCTAGTTGGGCACCCCAGATGTAAACGTCAGAAGCAAAAGTATCATTTCCGTTATTAATACCAAATCGTCTATCGCTGCCAATAGTTCTTGTCCAAGTATATCTTACCCACTCGTCTGTAGCAGTAAACGTTTCGGATGTATCACCTGCAAACCAAATAGTGAATTGATTATTAGTTCCGGGTGTAGCCGCCTTTACATATATCGAACCAGTGTGAGTACCCTCAACGTTGGCAATCCAGTTATTTACGGCATAAGTGTTATTAGAGGCGGGTAAAAATAGTCTATCCGATGTCATTGAACCATCAGGGGCCAGGGCAGCATTAATTGTTATGGTGGCGTTGCTCAGTCCATCCCACTGATCCACCTGCTCGCTATACCTAATTAAATTAACCGGACTGGTCTTAATCAACCCATCACTATCAACATACGTCCCACTACTGGCACGGGTAAAATTGATTAAATTTTTAGTACTTCTAGAATCTCTGAGTGATTTACTCTTTGCAAAATTTAAATCCAATGATGGTATTTTACCACCAGTTTTATCATACATTGGATTTGATTTTACTACATCAAATACCGAGTCAAATTGAGTTCCTAATTGCCTTCCTAATGGAGATTTGATTGCCATTTTTATTCTCCTTTATGCAGATTCGTGAACCACGGTAGAATTTTTTGTAATAGATCTTACCCAAACATATGCAGGACTGGATGTATATGTAAGATCTGACAATAATTTTTTAAGTTCGCCTTCGTATCTACTATAAACCATTCCAACATCTGTAAGATTTGGTGCTGTATCTGCTGCTGTAATGATTATCATAAAGGGAGTAGCACTTTGATTTTGAAAAGTGATACTACTTACATTATTTCCAATTTTTGTCCAAGCGTCTTGGAATATACTTGTTTTAGTCATCTTGCTGATTTTATTATTATTTAGTTAATAATGAAAATATTTTAATTATTTATTATCTAAAAGACCTTGCTTAATAAGTTTAGACAACTCTGCAGTTGATCCAACAAATAAGGCATTGTTGTTAGTGACTTTTTGTTTGGACTTTGGACCTTCTTCGAGATCCTGCATCTTCTGTTGAAGTGCTACTAGTTTCTCAGCGGCGTCTGAGACGCTCTTGACGAGTTGTCCGGCGACTTCATATGCTCTGGGGTGGTCAGTGTTGTTTGCCACGTCTAGGATGCCTGAGAGCGCCTCCTGACCCTTCTCAATGACATCATATAGTTGTCCCCTGGTATAGTCATAATCTTTTTGAATATCTTTTTCGATATCAATAATTCGTTCAGTTCTTTTTTTGGGTTTAGGTGATTCCTTTGTGGAAACAATTTCTGTCTCTACATCAAGAGTTTCCTCAATACCATCATAGTTTTCTATCATACATCCTCAGCAAAAGTTACAATTTCATTAAATCCAAAATCATCATCACTAGTCAATGCATTATCATCAAAACTATCAATAACACCATCTGGTGCTCCTGCATCTGGACCACTTGGATCACTTGTAGTATCGGTAAGTGCTTTTGGTGTTACACTATATTGACGATATCTGCCTGGAGATTCTATATTTGTACTTGAATATTCCTTGGTGATTGCCTTTCTAATAATTGCACTATCAGACTTAGGACCATAATAATAAGATTTGGCAGTAAAAAATAATGTATAAGTTATATATCTACGTTCTTTAAAATCTCCATCCCAAGTATCATCATATGAAATACTATCTAAATTTATTGGCACATCTCTTTTTGCTTCCTGCATATCAGGAACAAACTTAACTGTTACATTTAAAGATGGTTGAAAAAATGGTAAAATCTGTTCTAAAATCTGCAATGCATCTGCTTGAGATTTTGCAATAATACCTGCTTCAAAACTTAAATTATAAGGAACTGGTACATATTGTACTTTAATTGATGTACCATCATCTTGTTTAACTTCAGTTAATTGTTTGCATGGTGTAAGATGTCTTTCTGGATCATAAGAAATACCTGTCATTTCAAAATACAACCTAGGAAGAGTAATTGATGTCTTTTTGGTTTGAGTATTTTGCTCAAGACGTGTTAAAAATTTCTGTTTAGGTCCATATGCTAAAGGAACTTTCTGGACAGTAACAACTGTTCCGTCTGGATCTTCTGTCTTTAACTGTATATTATTAAAGATTGTACCAAAAGCAACAATTACTTTATTGGTTGATTTGTTGTAAAAATGTGTTCCTAACATTAGATGCTACCTGTAAAATTGCCATATTCTCCAAATGGATTTCCTTCTGTCCAATCGATGATATCATCACCACTGTTCTCAAGTTCTCTATTTTGGTCGTAATTTGTATTATCTATACTCAAAGTATCAAATGAAGTTAAAGTATATGCAGCACTACTACTAGATCCGGTAATAGATTCTCCAACAGTAAAATCTCCATTATTATTTATAGTTTCAAGTTTAAATGTTGTTCCGTTCCAACTTGCAACTCTTCCTGTAGTTCCAGATGTAGATCCTGTTACAAGTTCTCCAACCTCATATGTTCCAGTTCCGTTCAATTCTTGAAGAACTAATGTAAGTGATGGATCAAGTTCAAGTTCAGTTTCTACAATTTCAGAAACTGGAACATTAAACTCATCACTGCCCATCTCATATAATTCAGCAGTTAGTTTAAAGAATTGAATTTCTCCAAATTGATAGAAAGGATTTTCTTTATTTACAAATTTAATTTCATATAAATCTTGTGTTAATGGATAATATAATAGGTCTCCCTCATTAGGTCTTGTTAATACATCAATATCAATTGAATTATATTCTTGTACAGAACTTTCCCATCTTCTACGCGAAACCCTGAACACGATTTCATCCGTAATTCTTAAACCAAATTTACTTATAAACTCACTGTTTTCGTTAAATCCCTCTACATTTTGTAATAACATTTCAATCTGAAATTGATTGTTAAATTCAGATCGAATTATATCATCCAAAATTCCATCAGATATTATTTTACGTGGAAGATAATAAATATCTGATCCATATAATTTTATTTGCTCATCTACTAAATCTTGATAAAGACCTTGCTCGCCAGAAAATCCTTTATGATACTGGGGAAAATAGTGACTTGTTGGCATCTTATCCTATCATGTCTAAGGGTGGTTCTGCATACTTACTCAATACTTCACTTTCTATTTGTTGAATCTCCAACAAAGCATCTTCATAAATTTGTCTTCCATTCATGGTAATACCACCAGGAAGTTGTACATTATTAAATTTAATCAAATTTTGACCCCATTGTTTTTTAATCAATGAAGTTGCATATCTTTTTAAAAATATATCATTATACATTTCAGTTGCATCGTTAGGGTCTAATAACCGATGTGCTTCAATTAAAAGAAAATTTCCTTCTTTTACAAACTTTTGTTGGATGTCTAAGTATAATCTATCACGACGCATGTTATATCTAAATTGCTGGAAAGATCCATTATTGAGAACATGATCTAATGTTTCCAAATAAGACTTGACCATATAATAACTAAGGATATCAATATTACCAAATTGATAAATATCATTTAAAAATAATTGATATTCAAGACCAAATAAATTAGATCTAATATTACTACCAACTATGCCAAATATTTTACTCACTCCAACTACATGAGGTGGAACTGGAATATAATTATTGTCTTCGATCCATTGCGAAGAACTTGCAGCAATTGGTGAATTTGAAGTAGTATCAAATCTTGTAATATCATCAGCAGTTAATTCATATGCAAGGTAGCACCTCTCCATTCCATTGTAACAATTTTCTTGAAAAAATTGAATGGCATCATCTACACAATCATCAACTTGCTCATCGTCAACATTAATTTCAAGAACAGGAGCACCCAAACGCCTCAAACAATAATCTGTAAATTCAGTTCTACTTGCCGGTTGTGCCATTATTCCAACTTACTTTTTTAATTATTTATGATAGTAATTATTCTGCAGGCAAAGGATCAATAAACATAAAAGTAGATCTTAAACTTTTTTGATATTGTTCGTTTGTAGTAATATCTACCATATCTGTGACTTCTGAAGGTGGTGTTGGAAATGTTAACGGAAATGTATCTCCATTTGGGAGATCTCTTAATGCTTGTCTCCAATCTTTAAACTCT